TCGGTCACCAGTTCGATGAACGGCGCGGTCTCCTTGAACGGGTTCTTGCCGGCGTAACCAATCCGCATCAACGGCTCGAACCGGCGCTGCAACATCTGCGGCGTCAGCAAACCCAGCCCATTTACGTCGGTGCCGCCGATGTTCGGATTGACCGAGCAGTCGAAATAGATTTCTTCGTTGCCCAACGGTCCGAGCGAGAACTGGAAGGTGAAGGTCGATACGGTCCGGTTCGCGGCCCACGTTCTGCCGGCGTTCAGTATCGCGCGTTTCCGCATGAAACTTCCCATGATCCACGAGGTCGCCGGCTTCAGGATGTTCGAGATGATCTGCGAAAAATGCTCTTTCGCGTGGGTGATGTGCATGTCCTGATCGAAACAAAACAGCGGCGTTTTCCAGCTTTGTTCCTCAAGAAAATAGACCAGCCGCTTCGCACCGACCCCGATGGTGTGCCGGGTCTTGTCGCAAGGCGTCCCAAGGCAGTTGCCCGATTGCGTCTTGGTCCACACCTTCGTCACGTCCGGGAAAACGTCCGTGAATCGGTCCAGCGTGTGCTCGACGCCCGAGTACGCCTCGAACGTGCCCATCGTCATGTTGCCGACCCAGCCGTCAACGGGCGTCATGTCCTCAAGGATCAGCTTATCGTAAACAGGCTGCTGGTCAACTAGATTTTGCACGAAGTCACACGCCTTGACCACGGTGGATGGTCCACAGACACAAGCACTTACAACTGAGATTATCATAGCAAGGATGCAAATGATAATTGTTGGAAGGACAGAAATCAAGCCCGCAAGGTGCTCGACCAAATAAGAATGCAGCATACCGACGTTTCTTTCTTCGATGTGGCCAAGGCACAACGGCACAAGGCGCTGGTTTTCTGTTGGGAAACGCATCGAAGAACGGTCGAAGGCCGCCTGCCGGGCAGGGCGTCCGTTGCGCTGATCGTCAGAACGGTGACTGACTTTGCTCAGGCCAAGATGAGCGGACCGACTACATGGTCGAGAGATCGTTACCTGTACAGGAAGGATTTGTCAACAGGTATTTTCAAGTGGTTTTTGCCCACTCTACCAAACCGACCACTGCTTGCAGGATCAACTCCTTACATTCCTGGTCGCTCATTACCCATTTCATCCGGTTGAAAGCGGCATGGGCGAACCTCACGTTTTCAATCGTGCTCGGACCTCCGTTTTGAACTGGATCAATGTGGTCAAGGCTGGCTGTGTCACCGGGGATCAACGGAAGCCCGCTCATGGCGCATTTGCCCGCTTGCTTGTTCCAAAGGTCAAGCAACTGTTCTTCGCTGTACTGAGGGCGCTGCCTGACATCGGCTTGTCGGATGCCGTGAATCCAATGACGGAGACAGAACTTCTGCTTCCCGATAGCTGGCTCGGTACAGTTGACCGAATAGGCGCACAAACCCTGCTCGACCCGAAGCATCCGTCTATCGTAATGTGCTTTCTGAACCTCTTTCTGCCGGGCCAGTCGCTCCGGGGTCCACGTCGTTCGTTTCTCTTTTGCCTTTTGATTGATTCGATCTCGCATCTCCGGATTGGCGGCTAACCACCGCTGTTTACCGGCTTCCTTCTTGGCGTAGTGAGCCTGCCGTTCTTCCGGGGTCATTCGGGCGATCCGCTCACGGTCCGTTTGCAGTTGCCGGGCCTTCTGTTCCAGCGTTCTCACCTGCCGATGAGTTTTCTTGTATTCGTTCTGCCACTCGTTGAAGCACTTGGGGCAGTAGGACTTGTGCGGGAGCTTCGGCTCACCGCATTTCGGGCATGTTGTTCCAGGCATAATAATAAAGCTGCCCCACCCAGCGGTAGTTCCGGCCACTTGGGGAAAGTGACCACGCCGGGCAGGGCAAATTGACTGTTGATTTCCGGGCGAACTACGGCCCGATTGCTGCGATTAAATCAAAAACCGCCGTCCGCGTCAAGCGGAATCGGTCAGTAAATGTTGAGCGGCTTGGGATCGGCAGACAGGACTTCAGCCCAACATTTTGGGCAGAGATCGGATGGCACCGAATCCTCTTCCCCTTTACGGGAATTGGACATTGCGCCTGGTCCGGGGCTGGCGTAGGCCACGAAGCCATCCTTTACCCCTTGGATGGCGATGAACCGTTTGAACTCAGTTTTGCAGCGGTCGCAGGTTGTCATAGTGTTCGTGATGGTTTGCCAAGTGTCGTTTTTGACGGGAAAATCATCGGCCTTTTTGACTTCGCCGCTTATCAGGTTGATGAAATCACCGTTCTCGGTGCGGTGCCATACCAATTCTTTGATGCCAAAATGTTCCACGTAGAACTTTCGTAAGTCGTTCAGGCGCAACAGACGCACGGAATGTAAAGCCCCGTCACGGAATTTTTCCCGATAAACCCCCGTCCTCTGCACTTTTTGCACTTCGGATCGGGATGGCACCGTAACCGTACCTTCACATCGCCCGTCGCCTTGTCGAATCCAGCCACGCGGTCATTATGTTCTTCGAGCCGTTCGACGCGGGCGAGGCAGTTGTCGATGCGCGTGACGAGGAAATGGTTGTAGTACGCGACGAGCAGGACGGCAAGGCCGAACAGGATGAGGATGAGTGCGATCAAGGAACGATTGTTTCTTCCGTATCCGCCTTGACGCCAGCCATCGTTTCGGCCTTTGCGAGCGTTGCCCCGAAGCCGAGCAGGCGGAACACTGAAACCCGATGTGTTTGGGCCGAATCGAACGTACCCCATCTCTCCGCTAGTCGTGTTTCCATCGCGCCGATTTGGAACCGGAGAAAATCGTTCGTCGCGTTTGGGAATGATCGGAGTACGTTCATCACCCGAACCATTGCACCGGCTTGGCCTTCTTTTCGAGGTTGCGGAACGCGCCGTCCATCGCGCTTCCGGTCGGTTCGGTCTTTTCGCCACCGCCGTCGCCAGCGCCCGGCTCGGACTTTTGATAATCCGCAAGCGCCTTTTCGAGTTCAGCGATCTTGGCGTCCTTGATCTGATTCCAGTGCATCAATCGGCGCGCATTGGCCGCGAGATGCCGTTGCGCTGCGGACGCATCCAAAATCTCCTGCCGCTTCTCTTTGGTAAGGCCGGGCGTCCGGGCGTCCTGCCGCATGACCTCATCGAACTTCTTGTAGCCGTTTTCCAGGAGCCGATTGCCCTCGTCGTCCCCTTCCTTTGGGGTGAGCATCGGACGGTACTTTTCGGGGATGAAGTCAGGCTTCTGACGTTCGCTCCATTCGCTGTGGACCGTTTTGAGGAAGTTGCTCCGAAGCTCTGCGCCCTGCTTCTCGCGCTCGGACCCGTTCTTCCGGTACGTCTCAATGGCGGCTTGAGCGGCGCGAGCGGCCTTGGCGACTTCGGCCATGTGCGGCGTGATGAACGCGGCCTTCGGACCGAACAGTTGAGCCACGGTCTCAGCGGCCTTGTCCGGGTCGGCGAAGTACTGCTGCATCAGCGCGTCGAAATGCTGCGTGGTGGCGGGTTGTGCGTTCCCCTCGGCATCGGTCCACTTGAGCTTCGAGACGGTTTCACGACCGGCATTCCACGCCTCGTCGTACGGTTGCTGGTACTTTTCCTTGTATTCGGGCGACCGTTCGTAATTGGTGAACCGCATCTCCTGCTCAAGTTCGATGCGGGCCTTGCGCTCCGTCTCAAGCTGCTCGGTCAGCTTCTTTATGTCCGGATTTTCCTTGGTCGATTCGGCCTTGAGCCGCTCATTCTCGGCCTTGAGCGTGTTCCGTTCGGTCTCGACTGAGGTGAGCTTTTCGCGGAGAAAATCGGCGGGTTTCTTGGCCCTGGCTCCTGGCTGTTCACCCGGCTTGGGAGCGGCCTCATCGGGCGGCTTCGGCGGATCGTCCGGCTTCGGTGCGGGCGGTGTTTCCGTCTTGGGCGGCTGCGGCTTGGTGGGATCGTTCTCGCGCGCGGTGTCCAGAGCCTTCTGCGCGGGCGACTTGGGGATCGTGGCCGGTTCGGACTCAACTGGTTTGGCCAATCGTTCGAGGCTATCGAACGCGGCGGAATGCGACGGCCCCTTCGGGCTGGACGGCGGCGGAGCAGCCGGTGCGGCAGGCGGCGGGGCGGGTGGAGCTTCGACTGGCATTATGTCCTCAGCAGGTTGGACCGATCCGATTTCTCCGGTACGCTGATTGTCTTAGAGAGCGTAAGGAATTCCCCTATAAAGCCGCGCGCCCCTTCGATCCGGTGAAAGTTTGCCGCTGCGGTCGTGAGATCACCTGCGCTGCTCAGTTTGCCCTGGTACTCAAGCATCGCCACGTCGAGCCAACCCATGAACGCCAGGTTGTTTACGACGCTGGCGTGCTGCTTCACGTCGTCCGACCGTTGATGAAAGCGTTGTTTCGGGGTCATGCGTTGTAAGCAGCCGCTAATTCGTGATCGTAAAACGGCTTCTCGTACGGTCCATCCGGGTTCCGAGCGCGTTTCATAAGAAATTCGTGCTGTATTCGCGCCGTTTCCTTTTTTAGAAAGGCGATGGTTGCAGCCCAATTTTGCTGCGGGGTGTAAAGTCCTGAATCCTTGCGAACAACCCATTTATGAGCATCTGGCCATTTCGGCACGAATACCATCGGCGCGACACACGCGGCCAGCATCGACCGGAGAAATGAGCGGCGGGCGATCATCAATACCACTTCTCCTTGCGATGCTTGCGGCGATCCACTCGCGGCATTTTGGACGGTTTCTTCATCTTTTGAAGGACCATTTTGGTGAGGGTCTTTCGCATCTTGTCCACGTTTAACGGGACTGACCCATCGGGCGCAAGCTCGTAATTGGGTAGGAACGGGGCGTCAAGCTGTTCGGGCATATTCCAGCAACTTCTCGTTCAGCAGTATTGTTGGCAAGCCCGAACGGACCAAAGCCGAGTACGCTTGCTCCGATGATTCACACGGTTCGGTTTTCCAGCACTGTTCTAGCGGAAGCTCACCCTCGCGTTCAAGGAGGATGTCCACGATCCACAGGCCGTCCGGCGCTCTCTGGATGGTGAGCTTAATCATTCGCCGGTTGACCCATCTTGGTGAAACATCCCTGGTGCGATTCGTGCGATGATTTGGGAAACTTCATCTGCTAACGTCGTGTTTGGTATCACCTTCGACTCAAGCCTATGGTCTGAAAACACGTACGGTGTATCTCCCACAATTACACTCACAACGTAACCGATTACGCCCTCTGCATCGCGTTCTGGTCCACGAATGTTAATTGTGATCGCCTTCATTCGCCGCTTACCACGCTTTCCGGTTCGGGCACTGGCTGTTCGGAGAGTTCGACACCCTGCTTCTCTGCTTCCTGAATCTCTTTCAGCGCCTCAACGAGCGTTTCGACGTGGATATGGACCGGCTGATCCTTGAGCGCCTTGGCGTTCTGTTTCAAGTGCTCAATCGCGTCCTCCATCGTGTCGCCAAGGCCCAGCACCGAGCCGATTGAATCGCAACTGTGCGGGAATGGAGGGATGGCGTACAGGTCGCCTTCGATCTGGCAGGCTGAATAGAGCTTCGCCCATTGCCGCACCCCTTCAGGGATCACGATGCGTCGCCAATCTTCTTCCGGGCCGGTGTGGTCCATGATGGCCTGCACCGCAAAGTTGTGAGAGCAAATCGGGTCGATGCACTCGCCGTGTGCGCCCGCCAAGATGATCTCCGGCAGGTTCTCGTACAGCTCCAACTGTGGTTCACCGGCTGGCGTCGCAAAACGGCACGTTGGATCGGTGAAGTACGGCGTGCCGTCCTCAGCGATCCGAATTTCCATCGAAATGAAGTTCGCGTAGTTCGCGTCGGTCAGGACCGAAATCATCGCTTCGGCCACTTCCTTCACCGGATCGGGAAGCTCACGCCACGCGACGATGGAACCCGCATAGCACTTGTCTTTGATCTCCGGTCCGTGCGCCACGAACGACGGGAACTTGCCGCCCGCGAAGTACGTGTCGAGACCCCACTCAATCTTCGTCGGAATGGCTTCCTCGACGAGAAAGCGCACGTCCTCTGCGACCGGGCCGAACGTCACGGCGAATTCGTCGAGGATATGGCCGCTCTCGCGCTGGTCGATCCAATGGCGCGTCTCGGTGTTGCCACGGAACCGGGAGATTTTGATGTACTGATCCTTTTTGTCGCGGAGTTCGGCGCGGAGCTTCGTTAGTCCGTTGGCGATGAAGTAGGGACCAACGTGCAGGCCAAGGTTGAACAGAACGTGTTTGAACTTTTCGCGCTGCAACTCAAGGTTGACGCCCTTGCGGCTGCCCCATACCGGGAAGCCTTGCGCGATCAATTCATTTTGCAACCCAGCGTGCGCGCAATCCGGGAACACGAAAAGGTCGATCTCCTTTTTGAGCGGCCAGAAATCGTCGATGACCTCAACGGGCGGCAGATCGCCAACGACCGCTTCGTTTATCTTCGGGAACGGCATGTCGATGCTGCACTGATAGACGACACGCTTTGCGGAACGGGCGAGGCGGACGGCTAATTCGCAAAAAAGCCCACCATCTGCGACAAGGATCGTTGCGTCTTTCACGTCAGTCATCGTCATCCTCGATTTCGTCCGGGAGCGTGCTGTCGTCGCCGTCAGTTGAGCCTTCAGGCATCTTCGCTCCCGACAAATCTTTTCCGTCTCAGTTCAGCGGCGGTCTGGATGTCTTTGGCCGTTTCCTCAAGTTTGATCTCGCGGGCGCGACGCTGCAACTCAAGGCGATGCTCGTCCTCGCGCTGTTTCTGCTGTTGCTCGAAAGTAACCTGCCGCTGCGCTGTCTTTTGCGCGTGACTTTCCCTGGTGTTTGCCGCTTTGGCCTTGGCGGTGATGATTGATGCCTGAACCTTCGCCTGCGTCTCCGGGTCTGGTCCGCCGTGGCCGTTGCCTTGCTGTTTCTGCTGCTGCTCCTGGATTCGTTGCGCGTAGGCTTTCACGAGATTCATCAGCCTGCCGAGGCTGTCGCCTTCCTGTTTGACGCGGCTCTTTTCTTCAGGGTCTTGAGCGACGATCTTGATGTGCTCGGCGATGTGCTGACCCATGTTTTGAAGGCCAGTAACTTCCTCCGCTGTCGCCATGCCGCCTTTTGCCTCGATGCGCTTAACAATAAGCGCCATGTCCGCCAGAAGGGTTTCAACATATTCGATGTGGTTCACTCCGGTTTTCATCGCCACAGGTAGCCCCTGCAAAAGCCGAGCGCCCACCAACTGCGCGTCGTGGACCGAATCCGTCACTTTGACCGGCTCATCCGGCACGAGTTCTTCGGCGCGCGAGGCCGAGTCGGTGATGGCCAGCGTCACGTCGCGCAGAATCTTCCGTTGCGGCTCCGGGTCGTATAGATTTCGGAACTGCATCAACTGCTGCGCGATGGCCATTTCGAGCGTCTTGTTGCCCGCGCCCATTATTTCTTCCGGCTCGACTTCCCACGCTTCGGGCACGAGCAACTTCTCCGGGACGCCTTGCTTGAGGCAATTGTTCCGAAAGGTCCGCACGTCTGGATCGCGCGAGTTCTTCCGGCACAGTCGGCGGAACACCTGCTCGTACTCGAAGCCCTTGTACTTGGCCGCTTGCATCATTGCGGGCGAGACGAGCGAGATCGCGGCGTTGGTCTCGGCCATGACCTGCAACTGGTTTTTTCGCTCCGGCTGGTTCTCGCGGAAGCTCTGGTTCTGGATGTACGAGGCCGAATTCTGCGTGATGATTTTCTCGTTTTCGGCAAGGCCCATCTGCGCCAGTGCCTCGTTGACCTGCCAGCGTTCTTCGGGTTTCAGGAACGTCACACTCTCGTCGATGATGCCGCGCGAAATGAGTTCGATCTTCAACGCCCGTTCCACATCATCGCCAGATTTGACCCGCATGTACATCATCAAACCCTCGAAAACCGCTTCGTTGAATTTGCAACGCATCCGGTTTTGGAGATGGCAAACGGCGAATAGCAACGTGCCCAGCGACCGGACGGAGTGATACCGGGCCGGGAACACAGCGGAGAGATCGGCGAACTGGAACGTGATGATGTCCGAAAGCTTCTCGCCGTAAATACGGTCGCCGGGATTGTAGAGGAAATGGCCCTTCGCACCTTTCTTGCTGTCATCGACCGTGTAACGGGGCGATTCTTTGTTGCTCGTACCGCCCGCGCCGGGACCGCCGTAGGTATCGACGATGATCCGCCGATTCCACCCGGCCTTCTTGCCGTCGTCGTTCCAAAAGTAAAAGTCGTAACAGTCGATAGTCGGGATCGCGTCGCTTGCGTAAAGTCCGCCGTCCTCCTTGATCCGTTCGCTCATCTTTTCCGGCGACCAGACTTCCGGCCACGTCGTTCCCATGAGCGTCCGGGCCTTGTCCTCCACCCACTTAACCATGTAATCGACCATCTCCATGTTCCAGCCCGGATCGACTTTTGGACCGCTGGTCATGTTCCGAATCTGGCGGGCCGTGTACGACTGGTAGATGGCGAAGAACTGAAGGTTCTCCATCGTCAGCAGCGTTTTGGATGGGATCAACACGTCCTCAACACCCATCGAGCGTCCGCCCCATTTGTCGCGGTCATCCCAATGCGTCGGCGCGATGCCGTGCAGCACGGTCTGACCGGCATCCGAACGAATCTTCTCAAAATAAGGCGCGGATTTCCGCATAGGGAGATTCGCTTCCTTCGTCACGATGGTCTGGTACGTCTGCCGTTTGTGCGTCGGTTTCGCGTCGGTGCGACACGAAAAGAACTTGCCTGCCTTCAACGTGGATTGCACGGCCTGCATTCGCGCTTCGTGCCCAAGGCGCGTCGCTGACAGATCGTTCACGTTGACTTCGATGTTGTTGTCCTTGACCTCTTGATTACTGTACGGTGGGAACCCGTTGAACAGATCGTTGATAAGGGAGCGGTTGACGGAACGCGGATAATCGGCGAGGCGCATCTCCCAGGCCACTTGCTCTACGGAACTGGCGGTCTCGAATTTCATACCGTTGGCTTCGCCCATTCTGGCCAATCCGGGTGGTACTTGACCCGCTCAGGTTGCTGTTGGTCGTTCGCCAGTTTTTCCAACTCGTCGAAGTTAATTCGTAACACTCCAACCTTCTCCATCTCCGCCTCCACCATGATCCGGACCAAATCTTTGAACAGCGTTTTGGGCTGCCAGCCGAGCACCTTGCGGGCTTTCGAGGCGTTGCCCACGAGCACATCGACTTCGCACGGTCGCTCAAGTTCGCGCGTGCTGGTTACGAATGATTTCCACTCCATCGCCGCGTAATCGAAGGCGGCTTCGACGAAATCCTTGACCGTGTGCGTTTCGCCAGTTGCAATCACGAAATCATCCGGCTTGTCTTGTTGCAGCATGAGCCACATTGCCTCGACATATTCCGGCGCGTAACCCCAATCTCGAGCGGCACGAACATTGCCCAATTCCAGCCATTCCTGTTTGCCAGCTTTGATCGTCGCTACCGCCTTCGCAATCTTGCGCGTCACGAACTGATCGCCACGTCGCGGTGATTCGTGGTTGAACAGAATCCCGTTGCAGCAAAACATCCCGTACGCCTCGCGGTAGTGTCGCGTGAGGTCGAATCCAGCGACCTTCGAGATGCCGTACGGTGAGCGCGGGTGGAACGGTGTCGTTTCGCGTTGCGGCGTTTCCTCGGCCTTGCCGAACATCTCGGACGACGCGGCGAAGTAGAAGCGGCACTCCGGTTGCCACTCGCGCAGAGCCTCAAGAAGATAATGCGTGCCGTTGATGTTCGTCTGCATCGTGGAGAACGGATCGACAAAAGATTCCGCGACGAAGGATTGAGCCGCAAGATGGTAGCACTCGTCAAAGCGGTGTTCCCTCACAGCCTTGCAAATCGAAGCCTGGCAATCCATATTCCCATGCGACCAGAAGATACGGTGATCGAACTCTCCGCACCGGCTCAATCGGGTCCGAAAGTTAGGACTCGCTACGTGCCTGAAGAATCCGTGGATTGTGTAACCTTTCGACAAAAGCAACTCGGCCAGGTACGAGCCATCCTGCCCGGTGATCCCCGTAATCAAAGCGCGCTTCATCGTCCGCACGTTCCGCCTTTATTTTGGCTTTGACAACCAAAATCCAAACCACTCAAATCGCCGCGTGATTCCGTTTGTGCAATTGTCGCCGGATCGGTTGGCAAACCCGCCCCAACTTAAACGCTTCCACTTGAACGCACACAATGTCAGCCAAGCTGCTTGCGGTTATTGCGGAAAGCCACCTCCGTTTAGTTGCTGGAATCAAGGTGTCTGTGAGCAATGTGCAACTGGTTTTACCAGCCAACTTCGCGGCGGGATTGCACTGCACTGGAAACGAATATGATTCAAGCCCGCGTCTGGTTCAACAGCAGTCATGCGAGTTTAGAACACGATTTGTGCCAAATCTTCAAGCACTTGGGCATGACGGTCGTGAACGGGAACATGGACCGGAGCTTCGAGGAACGTCCGCCCATCGGAGGCTATAGCGGCTTCGATTTCGGCGAGGAAGTACGGGGCCGGGTGAACACGCTCACCTGCATCGACTCGGACTTCGAGGGGTCGGACATGATCTTTATGATTAACCCGTCCGACTTTCACCAGCGCATCGCCCACTTCGCCAAGTTCCGGCCCGTGTGCATGTACCTCTGCGGGCAATGGTTGGAGAAGCAGTTGGACGAGATGGCCGGGAAAATGAACGGCCAGGTTGACCGCAAAGAGCAGCCCCGAATGTGGGTCGCGTGCTACTCGAAAGTGGAGGAAGAATATCTTCGCCCGCGCGTGTATAAAGAGCTACAGGACCGAATCCACCACATTCGCTTCGCCAAGAAGTTCGAGGACTACGCGCCGTGGGTGCTGAACGGCGGCACCGCTCCCGAACGCCACCACCATCTCTTTACGACCTGCAACGATTTCCTGGCGCGCGCCAGTTCGTGCTACATCGCGCAGTGGCACCAGGTTGTGAACGGCATGAATTACCGCCTGGCGGGACGGCGCAGCGAGGAAATGGGCGGCCTCGGATTGATCTCGTTCGACCAGTTGCGCGAGGAAATGCGCGGGTGCGCCTGTTACCTTGGCGTTCCGTGCTGGCCAGCGCCGCTCGTTTTGAACATGATCGAGGCGATGATGACCGGCGCGCCAGTGGCATTTTATGAGAACGGTCGAGGAGCCGCGCATGAAGGCATTTTTGCCAACGCGACCGGCTGCTGCTCGTCGAATGTTTCGGGGCTTCGAGCTTTCGCCAGCCGTTGCCTCAACGAAAAAGGCTTTCAGGAAGAACAAACCGGCAAGTCGATTGAGAGCGCAAAGCAGTTTTTCGATTTCGACAAACAGGTTGAGAAGTGGCGCGTGCTGTTCGGGCAGATGCAGGAGTTGTGGAAGTGAGTTACGGATTCACTGAATACCGAGACAAACACGGGCAGTTGTGTTCAAGATGCCACGTTCCCTTGTCGTGCATCGCCGACCACTTTGGGGGAGGAAGTCATTATTGGACGCTGGGTTGTCCCGAATGTCACACGATATTTTTCTACGACACGTATCGGTTCAAACTTGAACCATCCGAAAAGACACCAGCCTAATGGACTACTTCGCCCTCGACCTGGAAGCCAAGTACCAGCATCTCTGCTCAACGCCGAGTGATATAAATGATGCGTTGCCGACGCTTCGACGCTACGCGAGCCAGTGTCGTCGCGTCACGGAATTCGGAGTCCGCACCGCTGTTTCCACGACCGCGCTCCTGGCGGCACAGCCCGACGTGCTCACGTCGTACGATCTCGAATTGAATCTTCAATTCCTGAACGACTTGTTCCGAGTGAAAGGCCGAACGCAGTTCAATTTCTGGAAAGGGGATTCTCGGACCATCGACATCGAGCCGACCGATCTGCTTTTAATCGACACCTGCCATCAATACCGGCAGTTGAAAACGGAGTTGGAACGGCACAGCGGAAAGGTGACTCGATTCATCATTCTGCACGATACCACGATTTACCGGAACGTGGATGAAGGGGACAGCGACACGGAGAAGAAAGGGCTGTGGCCGGCGCTCGAAGAATTCGTGGCGCGCGAACCGTGGTGGAACGTCACCGAGCAGATCGTGAGCCGGTCCGGCCTGACCGTTCTGAAGCGAGGGGCGCTGTGACCCCCATCCCCGTCATTGGCGTGCTTTGTTATTATTGCGGGGACCTGCTGGTTCGTCTCGTGGAAAGCATCGACCATCCAGTTGAAAAGCTCGTCGTGGTGTGCAATGGCGTTGATGATTCCGTGGCTCAGGGTTGTGAGCGAATCCGTGTTCTGTTTCCAGACGTTGTGGTTTACAACCCGGCGTACGACCAGCCAAGGCCAGTTAATCTCGGTTGCGCGGGCGGGTGGAACTGGATTCTACGCAACCACATGACCGATTGGGTGTTCCTCGTCGGCAGCGACATGCAGTTCAAAGCGGGCGATCTGAACCGAATAGCGGGTTACTACGACCGGCACAAGCACGATTCGCCGCCCATTGGAAAAGTCGATACGAACTACGGCTGGCACGCGAACGGCATTACGCGGGCCGGACTCGAAGCGATGGGTTATCTCGACGAAAATTTCTACCCAGCTTATGTCGAGGACGTGGATTACGATTACCGGCATTTTCTGGCCCGGAAGCTTGGTCGCCTGTCGTATCCCGACGAAGGGCACTGCCAAATCTTCGCGCATCACAACGGCTCCGCTACGTCCCGGTTTTTGCAAGAGAAATACCCTGAAAAATATCAGCGACTCTCGAAGGCATTTCAGCGGAACGTGGAGTACGGAATCAGAAAATGGGGCGGCGCACAAGGCCACGAGCTTTACACGCATCCGTTCAACAATCCCACGCTCGACATTCGGGACTGGACGCTCGAACCGGGACGCTGGGAACTCAACTCACTCGATGCTTAAAACCGAAGATTTCATCCGGGAATTCCCCGTCGTTCACAAGACGGACAGAGATTGCGAATCGCCATTGGTGGTGGAGTTTCTTTCCTCGCGGCAATGGCATGGAGGATCATTACTCGACGTTGGGGCGCATTACAGCGGCGAAACGTACGCGCCGATGATTCGTTGCTACGCCACGCGCTACGACGGCATCGACATCCAGCCCGCCGACAGTTCGACCGCTGCGTTGCTCGATAATTACTTCGTGGGGAATGCAAACACCTTTCAATTCGACTTGCCGCAATACGACGCGGTGATTTGCGTGTCCACGATTGAGCATTCCGGGGTCTCGACGTACCAAGGCGATCCGGTCGATGAACGCATGAAGCTCTTTCATCGCTGCCTCGATCTCGCGCGGAAACATCTGTTCATCTCGTTCCCCATCGGCCAGGAATATACCGTACCCGGCCAGTTGAGCGTTGTGACCGATGCCCAACTAAGTGTCTGGGAAGGATGGGGCAGAGCGTACACAAAGTGCCGGACACGCTTCTTCCAGAGCCAAGGGCCGCAAGCTGTTCATCCGTGGCGTGAACACCGGAACCGAGCCGCTGCCGTTCAGAGTCAGTACCTTGATTACATCGGGAATTGCAACATCGCGGTCATGGAGATCGACAAGTGAGCCTGTACGAGTTGGGAATCAAGCACGGTTCTGGTAAGTCCGGTCATAACTACCTGAGCATTTACGAGAATTACCTTGGTGCAATCCGAACTTCAGTACGGTCGCTACTGGAAATTGGAATTGATTCGGGAGGATCGCTCAGGATGTGGGAGGACTTCTTTCCGAACGCGACGATAATCGGACTCGATAAACACCAGCACAACATCACGCAATTCAGACGTGCGAAGGCCGTCTTGGCTGACGTTGGACATATCTGCCAGTTATTGTCAGCGGTCGAAGGCCACACGTTTGATGTCATAGTCGATGATGGAAGCCATTGGTATCAACATCAGATTGGGTCGTTTGAGGCGCTCTGGCCGTTGCTCAACGTCGGCGGGCTTTACTTCATTGAGGATTTGGTGACTTCATATCGGTCTGGTTTTGGAGGCCCACCGACTGCCATTGAATACCTTAAGTCACTAGTTGACGTGTTGAACTACGGTGGCCGAATGGAAACATCAGGGCAGCTTACCGATGGTGAAATCGCCGGCATGTCGATGATGGAACGCACGATCCAATCAATCCATTTTTATCCATACCTAGTTGTGATTAAAAAGTGGGCAATCGAACAGGCTAACGCATGAGGCGCGTCCTTGCCGACATGCACCACACGGACCTTTACCGTGCGCTGCAACTGCTTTTCGAGCGTCGGTTCGGCTGGGAGCTTTACCGACCGCTCGGACGCGAGTACTACGACCGTGGCTACTTCTGGCACCCGCGCGAAGATGAGGTAATCGGCCTTCTGACTAAGCAGAGCGAGTTCGATCCCGCGAAGCACAAGGACGTGTTCGACGCTTCGGAAGGCGGGGTGCTTTGGAAAGATCGTGAGCAGGACGGCATCCTGTTCCGCTGGCTGCCGCTTGACCGGATCAAGGACATCGACTTGATCGTCTGCACGACCGACCGGAACGAGGACGGATTTTACCGGCTCAGACGTGACTTTGGGTTGAAGTGCCCAATCATCCGGTACACCGGGAACAACGGCGAAAATCTCGACCTCTACAAGTTCGACATCTTCATCGCAGCGCACCTGCCCGACTATCAGCAGTACGTGGCCACTGGTCGGAAGCCGGGCATTCTTTACCACCCGGAATTCGAGATCGACAACGGAATGTACTGTTGGACGCCGATCCCTGACGAAATTCGCACAGTCGGGATTGCCCGCACGTTCCTCAACTTCATTTACCATCACCGACAGCCGGGCAGTCCGCACGAAACCTGGATGCGGTATTGCGGGTATTGCGAGGAGATCGGAGCGATGGCGTTGATGCACGGTCTTGGCACGCCGCCGCCCGGAGTGACCGTTGAACTCGACCAGATCATCGACATCTCGTTCCGCAACATGGGCCTGCACGATCTTCTGGACCGCACGACTTGGCCCGACCTGAGATGGAATCACGGCGAACCGGCCAACCACCGCACGTTGTCGAACCTGATGAAGTTCTCGAACATCGTGGTTCACCCGAAACCAAGTCCCCCAGAAGGTTATGGTTTTGTGGTCCACCAAGTCGCCGCGTGCGGTCGTCCGCTCGTGCTGCCGCAATGGTACCGGCAGTTGAGCGCGTCTAAGTTTTTGCAGGACCGTGAGACGTGCATTTACATCACGGGGCACGATCCGACCGACAAAGAGAACTTCACATGGGCGATGAGACCGGAAAACAACGCGAAGATGGCTCCGGAGATTCGGCGTCGCTTCGATGAGAATGTGAATTTTGGCGACGAGGCGAACCGGATCAGGGCGTTGCTTTAGGCCACCGGCGTTTTCCAGACCGACCCTCGCATATCTTTTATTTCAAAATCACCAATTCGGAACGCGCTTAGATCAAGTTCGTCGGTCGCGTCACGAGAGACCAGACCATCCGTGTCAACCAATTGAATTGCGGTTCTTACTTGTTCTTCCAATCGTTTTAATGTTTCGAGGCATTCTGCTTTGTTAAATATGTTTGGCATAGTATCCTCTCTATTACTTTCCCGCCCACCCATCCAGCACCGCCGCAATCTCCATCATACGATTCAGAACATCGTGATAGCCGATCTTGAGGACGCAGTTGCCCTTGGGAATCGAACCGGACTGGCCATCGCCCCGCACGAATGCAATGTACGGCATAGTCGTGGCAGCGGCCAGGTGCAGCGTCATCGTGTCAATCGTAATCATTCCCGCCGCAACGTCCATCAAACCGAGCAGATCGAACACCCGGTACGCCTTCACCGCGCTAGTGCGTAGAATCTGGAACTTGTCGCCCATCGCGTGAAGCATCTGCATGATGTTGTTCTCCCAATCGAACGGGCTGGTATAACTCTCGAAGCAGACCAGCAGCAGCGGCTTGCGCTTGCCGTAAAAACCGTCCACGAGTTCCTGTTCACGGCGTTTGTTCCGTAGATCGAACACGAGCGGCAGTTCGTGGTACAGCGCCGCCAGCCCGGTCCGGTTCCACATCGAGATCGAGAAGCTGCTGAATGCGTCCGGTTCGCATCCAACTCCCGCGCCGTGCAGTTGCGTGCAGATCGCGTTGGGCGTCCGCGCCCGGACCATCGACGTGACAGCCTTGAGATCGTGATGCCAGTGGACGCTCATCAAGGTTGCTTGGACGTACGAGACGCCTTCAAGTACGGTGCCGAATTCCATCGACGAGATGACCGGCGTGGGCAGGCCAGTACGATCGCGCCATTCCTTGAACGCGGGCAGCAGCAGAATGAGATCGCCGTACCGGCCAAGCTGAATGAACGTCGGCGGGCGGTGCTCCGCACGGGCATTATCAGGAAAGAGCCGATTGGAAAGGAGCCGCATCAGCGAGCCGTCCTTGCAGCGGTGGAACAGAACGGCGTCTTTGCTCAGATCGTCCAGCGTCATCGTGTTGGACGGGCAGCCGGAGTATCGACCGGCAAAGAAGCTCGGTGCCAAATCTTTCTGTCCCCAAACGTGTTGGATTAACGGCGTGTTGACCGCGTGGTCAATGACCCGTTCGGTGCAGGCCAGCGTCCAAGAGACAGTCTCACTCCAACGGTCCTTGATCCGCGACCAGCAATCGGCTGGATAGACACCGTTCCCCTCGAAGTACGGATTGACCTGATTGGTGATGTCGTGATGCACGATGTTTCCCATGAACGGCTTGCCGCACCGCTGATATTCTCCGTGGATCGCCGAGAGCCAGTTCGCGCGCAAGGGCGTGGCGTCCGGTTCGAGCCACAGGAACGGTTCCCCTTTGCGCTCGCAGAATTGTGCGGCGGTCTTGAACAGCGAGTTGCTGCCCGGAATCCAGCCCTCAACGCTTTGCTCGTTGGTGATTGGGGCGACCGCTCCGAAGATGTCCGAGGCAATCCGCAGCGCCTCTTTTACGAAACTCCAACTCGTCCCGGCATCCGAGACGATCAAAGCCGAGTAGTCAGGCCACTTGCCGAGTTTTTGAATCCAACGCAGCAGCTTGATCGCCAGTTCCGCGTCGTGCTGGCAGAATGCGAGGACGAGGATCACTTTTTCCCGTACACTTTTCCATCGAGCGCCATTTGAATGATTTCTTCGGCCTTTCCAGCAGCCAGAAAGCAACAGACGGGTTGTCGTTTTTCAAACTCGCCTTGCAATCTATCAAGATCACGCTCGCAAGCTTCAACAAATCGGTCATCCTCGACAGCCGCGTTGACAATGCCCAGCATCGCCAAGGCGGCACCGGACGGCCATCCCGCCTTGAGCGGGCGCAGATGTTTGTCGCACCACATCACGCCCCACTTGAGTTCCAATTGAGGCCGTTGGATTTCTTCACTCATGCCGTCAGCGATTGTTCCGGCTCCATATCGACCAGGATATGACTCGGAACGGCCAGTTTCCAATACGGCTTTCCGGCATCGCGCAGCCGCAGAACTTCGTCAAGGTCTTTCGCGCGGAAGCGCAATGGCGGCGGAAGGTCGTAATACTTTGCGATGTTGGGACTGGTAATGTGCCCTTCCTCGTATTCCGCCTGCGCGTACTCGGGGTTTGGAACGATCATTTTCATCCATCCACCATCGCCGCGCACTCCGCAGTAATCCAGCATTTCGGATCGAGCTTGGACTTCTGTTCCTCACTGGTGTTGGCGAGCACAACGTCCAAGGGCGTCCAGACCTTCAGCGGCAGGTAACAATCGCACGCCTGACACGTCAGCAGCTTTTCGTCAAGACTGGTCCGCAACGCCATGTCGCTTCTCACTTCGAGCAGGTTCTTGACTTGTTGCGCGGCGACGGCATCGAGCTTCTGAATCCAATTTGGATCGGCGTTGAGCGGGCATGTCACGCAAACCGCAGCGCGTTTCTCCGCGAGTGTGACCGGGACGGGTTTCAGTCCGTTGCCGAGCCAGTCCATGACGAGTTTGATGCCAGCGGCGCTCCGCTTAACGTGCCCCACAACACCCGCGCCCGCCCAGTGCTGGGGCGGCAATTTTGGGGGATCGGGACTCGCCTCGATGATGAAGTCGAACCAGCCGTTCGCCTGGCAGAGCTTCGAGTTGTACGCATCGACCTCAGCGGCCACGCCTTCGTAATCCGTGCGCCAACCGTGCTTCTTCGTCAGGTACGGGTTGCCCTTACGATGGTCGATCAGCGCAAGAACGATGGTCTCGAACGAACGCCACGTCGGAGCGGACCAAGAAGTCTCCGGCTGGTAGAACTGAAAGCCATTCGGGATTTGCTGAGTCCGGTTTTTAAGCGTGGCCACGGGACAAACTTGCCAATCAAGCCGAATAATTCAAGGTCGTTCTCTCCCGAATCTTCTCCATCCGTGCCTTCAAGTCGCGCCTCCACTGGTCGCCTTGCGAATTGCGGATCAGCGAGAGGCGCTGAATGACGAAGCCGAGCCGACGCGCGCCCTCGACGCCAGTTGCGAGCATGTCGAAAAAGTCTGGCGAGCGCCCCATCTTGAGCTTCATCTTCTCTTTCGGCTCGGCCTGAATCTTGCCGTTCTGCCATCCCCATTCGCGCATACAACCTTCAGCCATCACGTCCTCCGTCATCCCGCGAAACTGGGCGCACTCGATGATGTACCGGACGGAAAACCAAAGCTCAGTGACGAAGTTGAAGTAATACTCGCGGCAGGTGATCTGGATTTCGTTGGAGACCATTCGCTCAGTCGGTTTGCCGCCGAACTCGACGCCATTGACAAGCGGCGACCAGAGGCGGGCAAATGCGCTCATCAGCGAGCCTCTGCCGGTCGAGTCGAAGAACACACGCTCCGGTGGAATGCCGCGCCACTCGCACTGCGCCTTCACGAACTTGACGATTTGATCCTCCGGCAAGTCCGGCTCGACTCCGTTCACTTTCGAGGCGCTGACGGGCACAATGAGAGCGTCGATCAAGGCCAACAGATTTGTGTCCTCGCCGTCGCGTCCCACGCCCGGCCCGAACTGCAACTCGCCGCAGGTGCAACGGTCGCCTCCAACCGCGCCGTACGCCGCGTCCAACATGAACAGGCTGGTTCGCTTCTCGCCTTTCCAAACGGGTTCCTCTAGTGCGCCGAATTTCAGACATGCTTGCCGAGTGATGATCCGCTTCAGACCTTGGCCGCGCGGCATCCGGCCTTCATCCATCATCGTGAACTGGATCGAATCTTTCCCGTAAACGCGATGTCCGAATTGATCTGTTCCTGATTGATGAGCGGGATGCCGAGTTTGCCGTCCAGATTGGGAGAGTCGCTGCCGACCAGTTGAACACACACGCCGTTCGGCCATCGGGTTGGCCAGAACTTCGTTTTCGGTGTCTGGTCGATCCCTCCGTCCCAGCCGCCAATGCTGTCTGCCGGGCAGCAGATGATGCCGAGCGCGTCCATCGTTTCCTTGGGGTTGCCGAGCACGATGCAAATGAACATCTCGTTTTTGTTCAGGTTCGAGATGGCATCGACGTACGCTCGCGGCATGAACTGGCCCTCGTCGCAAACCAGCACAACGATCTTGTTCTTCCGGCCAGAATAAGCGCCAAGTCCGACGTACGAACCGCCCTTTTTGCAAGGGACACCGACCATGCCATTCCTGAAATCCCGGCCGTCATCCGAGTACGGATCGCGCTTGTCCGTGACGAGTCGCTGCCGCGATTCGATCAGATGACCCGGCACATCATAGACGCCACGAGCTTCCGCGTGATACCGCTTGATCTCGCCCCAAATGCGGTCCTCAAGCGTTTCCTTCTCGGTTGATGAGCAAATCACCGTGCAGCATTCGGGCCAGCAGTAATAAATCATCCGTGCGAAGTCAGCGGCTTCGCGCGTTTTGCCGCTGCTGGCTGGTCCGAGCACGCCAATAATCCGGTGCTGCGTGAACTTGTCGAGCAGTAGGTTGTTCCACTTGTGCCACACCTTTTCGGGATGGAGAAGCTGTTGAAGCCGTTTGTGATGGAAGAAGAGTCCATCGCCGCACTCGGTCCCGTTTGCCTTCTTCCATCGTCCACCCCAGCGGATGCACTGGATTTCGATGGCGATGTCGAGCATCAATGCCGGCCAGTTCGCGCCGTAGAGGACTTTTGTGCCGTCCGGTTTTGCCATTGTGTTGAGGCTGAACCGTAGTATGGTGCGAATCAATGGGAAACGGCAACGGACTACGGTTGGTGACAGGTACTCTCGATTTTTCGGGAGGCGTAAATTCCGGGCGTGTCACGACCATCGCTTCGCCCTCGATGCCGTACGGCCTGAAGCCCAACCAACTTGCTTGGGGCGGGAACACTACGATGCGTGGCGGCGGCGTGCGTAGCCGTACCGGCTTCAAACCGCTCGTTCAGGGCGCGAAGTGGAGTGGACTTTACCAAGGCGGATACCGTTACGAACCGGACTTTGCGTTCCCGTATTTGATCCTGCAAATCGGAGGTCGGATTTATCAGGTGCGCGTGGACACGGACAATTCGGTCCATGATCTCTCGTCGCAAGGGCCGGGGCTGACTCAGCCGGTCAACATTGACCAGGCATTCATGCGGCAAGGGGAGATTTTCCTCGTTATGCAATCGGGAGACATCTTCACGAATCCCAACCCGACCAAGCCGCTATTTTGGGATGGCACCACTTTGACTCGTTCGAGAGGGTTCATTGGAGTCGCCAATCCTCAAAATCAAATCCCCCCGGCTGGCCCGATGGATTATTACCAAGACCGTTTGTGGTACGCGATTGGCCGAAAATACATCGCCGGAGACATCGTTGGCGGGCCGTCAGGAAGCGCGCCGTTCCAGAAACGTGATTCGATCCTCAACGTCACGGAAAACCCCGTGGCGAACGCGGGCGACTTCTTCACCGTTCCTACCAACGCTGGGAATATCCGGGCACTTTGGCATTCAGCCGAATTAGACACCGCGCTGGGACAGGGCCAATTGCTCTCCGGCACTTCCCGGTCAATTTACCGGCTAAACGTGCCGGTTACGCGCAATGATTGGACGGCGACAACGGTCAACAACACACCATTTCAAACCGTCGTGCAAATCCGGTACGGGCCAGTCGGCGACCGAAGCGTCGTGGAGGTCAACGGCGACACATTCTACCAAACGTCTGAACCGGCCATTCGCTCGCTCATCTATGCCGTCCGTTATTTCAAACAGTGGGGAAATAATCCGATCTCCCGAAACGAAAACCGGGTTTTGGCGTTCAACGACCGGAGCCTGCTTCGTTTCTCCAGCGGCATCGAGTTCGACAACCGCCTCCTAATGACTGCGCTCCCATATCAAACCCCCTTGGGCGTCGCGCATCGCGGTCTCTTGCCGCTGGACTTCGATTTACTCAGCGAAATTGTGGAATCCGAACAGCCCGCCTGGGAGGGAATGCTAGAAGGCATTCCAATCCTGCAACTGTTCGAGGGCGACTTCGGCGGTTTGCAGCGGGCGTTCGCCGTTGTCGTTTCGGACCTCAGCGACCTGATCGAAGTGTGGGAAATTACGAACAGCGACCGCTTCGACAAGATGGGGATGAACCCAGCGCAGCCGAACGATGGCAACCGCATCAATTGGTTCATCGAAACGCCGTCGTACACTTGGGGCGACCCGTTCAAACTCAAAGAGCTTGAGACGATGGAACTTTGGTTTGATAAAATCTTCGGAACAGTCGATATAAGGGTGCAGTACCGGCCAGATCAGTGGCCGTGCTGGATTGACTGGCATGAATTCACAGAATGCACCGCAAAATCGTGCGAGGAAGATTTGGACTCCGTGTCTTGCCCCGCGTACCCGGGCCAGCCATTCTGCGAGGACTTCCGCGCGACCAAGACTTTGCCAAAACCGAAACCGCTCTGCATCAAATCGAGCAAAAGGCCATCGACACAGTTTTATCAGTGTCAATTCCGCATCAATGTCAGGGGATGGATGCGGCTCCGTGGATTGCTGGCGTACGCTTTGCCGCGCGAGCAACCGCCTTTTCAGGGTTTAGCGTGTCCGTGATTTATGCCAAACATCGTCTGCCCCACAAAAACGCCGCCCGGTTGTGCCTGTTTCGACAGCGACCCCGTGGCGAATTTCAGCAGCGAAAAGCCGGATCAAGACGTGTTCATTGCGAACGTATTTTTCGACGGGACGGACAGTTTAGGCCTCAATCAAATCTTCGATCAGTTGAGTTGCCTCGGCATCTGCGAATCGAGCATCAGCCAGGAAGCGGCGGATGATTGCGCGCGGCAAATCGCCGAATTGTGCGCATGGCAGACTTGGCGTAACCAGCCGGGATTCACCGGACGACGACCATTCCGGCGCGGGACACCAATCCCGATTTTTTTCAACACGTTCCAATCGTGCAATGTCGCTTGCCCGGACGGCAGCATTTTCGGATGGACCATCGCGGCGGGAACGATTGCAGCAAGATCACAGCAGGAAGCGGACGATCTAGCTCAGGAATTAGCGTGTCAGCGGGCAAATCTACACCGCATCTGCATCACGCCATCGGCATTAACCGGCTGTTGCGCTGGAATTCCTTACGCGGCTCAAATTGAAACGCACGGTCATTTTGCTCCGTTTACATTTGGGATTGTGAGCGGCGCTCTGCCGACCGGACTGTCGCTTGATCCGGCAACAGGAATTGTCAGCGGGCTTGCTATCAGCGGCGCTGGCAATTTTACGTTTGGAGTCCAAGTGACCGATGGCGCGGGCGGAACACAAACCAAAACGCTTTCACTCGTAGTTGTCGCCATCACTGCGCCATTGCCGCTGCCGGACGCGATGATCGGAACGCCTTATTCGGCCCAGTTGTCAATGGGACCGTTCCACGACGTTTCAAATGACAATTGGCAGCTTGTATTCGGCACGTTACCGCCTGGACTCACGCTTTCTCCCAGCGGACTCATCAGCGGAACTCCGGGGGGAACAGTTCAACCGTATCCATTCACGTTGCAATTCACCGGTGTGTTTGGTGGATCGACAGTGACCTGTAATCACAATGTGAATCTCAACGTGGCATCATTCCCGTGTGGTCAAGGTGTTCCTGGATTACCGGCGAACTTCAAGCTGTTTCAAAATCCGATAAGTTTGGGCGCGTTCGCGGTGTTGCCCGACGGCAATACGACGGTAGTGAGCGCGAACACGCCGGTTGGTCCGTACCGGGTGATCTATAACGGCGGGGCGTATCAAAGCCCGAATAATCCCTGCCCGGCCCCTTCCTTCAAAATTCCAAACGAGTACCGGCTCAATTACAATGCGGGGAGCATCAACCTTTCGTCGCCTGGTTTCCCGTGCGCCGGGACGCAAGCGGGCGTGGAGGCGTTGATGCCACTGGGTCGTACCGACAGCTTCCAGCACACGGGCGGCCAGATCACATTTACCACCATTGCCAATGATACTGGTTTCAACTGTGGGTCGCCCTGCCCGACTTGGGAAGTGTTTCAAGACCCGACATTGTTGCCGGAACCGACTCTGTTGAGCATTCACAACTACGCTGCAATTGCCGCGCAATTCATTTGCCCGACCTGCTGCCTTCCCGATGTGCCGGTGCTTGGAGGTGGACCAACTGAGTGGAATGGAAGTTTCGGGTCCAACTCGATTTACTCAGGCGTGCGCTCGTATAGCAGCACTTCTTTCTCAGAACGCAACGACAATTTCGTGGCTCAAAACATCTCAATTGACGGCCGCATTTTGTGGTCAGTGCGATGTCTTGCGCCAAAGACCGGCGCACAAGTTGAAGCCGACATCCAATTGGCGGCGAACAACCATATCGTGCCAGGCACATTGCCCCAAACTCAGAACTTTTGGTACTTCAGTATTTGGTCGCTGAGAAGCGGCTTCATTTTTGAGATCATCTGGGCCGGTGTGAAAGCGTACGGAACCACACCGCGCGGAACTTATGCGCGCGTTGACGCTTGCGATCCAGTCGGTTCGCCGACCTGTGTTACGCTTGACGGATCGAACGATTCGGCTACTTAATGCCTTATGCCGCGTCGCGCTCGCTTAATCGACTTTCGCACTTCGGACGGTCCGGAGAACATCGGCCTGTGCCAAGGCGACAAGGACGGCTGCGCCAGGGCGGTCAATGCGGCGCAGACCCGACTCGTCCTCGCGCGGGAAGCGGGAGACACTGGCTGGTGGGGATCATGGGCGCGCATCGTGTTTAACGTCGCCACGCCAAACACGACGATCACCACGCCGCGATCAGTGGCCCGGCTCGAACGTCTAGACGTTTGCAAACATCCGGTCAAGATTCAGAACGAGTTCTACGAGTTTTTGGATTTCAGTCGTGGTCTTGAGCCAAAGACCGTCTGCAACAATTTGGAGACGTACGAGCGAGGCACCTTCCCGACATTCTCGGACATTGTTCCTCGCAACAAGGTCGTGCGGGCCTTCATCACAACTGCCGACGACATCGGACGCCGCGTGCTTTACCAAGGAACGGATCAAAACGCACTCACGATTTACAGCACCGATGGTCTGAGCAAGATTCTCGGCATATTCGTCGTGCTCGCCAGTCCGTTTGTCGATAGCCCAATGGAGATAACGGCGCTGACCGGGATTCAAAAGGATGTCACGACGGGGCCGGTACAGTTTTTCGAGGTCGATGTCACGACGGGCAATCAGCGACTCATTCTGACAATGGAACCGAGCGAAACCGTTGCCGCGTACCGGCGCTATTTCGTCAATGGCATCCCATCAATCTGCTGCGATGGCTGCGCTCCTCAAGTTGTCGCATTGGCCAAGCTCGAATTGATCCCGGTCAAAGAGGACACGGATTACCTGCTCATCCAGAACATTGAGGCGCTAATTCTTGAGTGTCAGGCCATTCGCCACTCGAAGATGGATTCTGACGCAGCGAAACAGCAATCAGCGGTCGAACACAGAGATGCGATTCGGCTGCTGCAAGGCGAGCTTGTGCATTACGAAGGAAAGGACCGGCCCGCGATTGTTTACAAACCATTTGGCTCCGCGCGTCTCGAACACCGACGCATCGGTTCACTCATTTGATTTATGGCTTCTTACGATCCATTCACGTTTTACGGCGAGGAAACTGCCGGTCAACCCGCCGCGATCACGAGCAACATTGCCGCGCTGCCCGGAGTTGGCCAAGTAGCGGGAGGCGTCAACGCGATCAATCTTGGGTATCAGGCCGGCGCGATCCCGAATTACACTGGTCTGACGGGCAACGTCTCTGAGGCAGCGGCGCGACTGTTAAACCCAGCCGATGCCCAAGCGAATTACGACGTGTCGATGCAGGGGGCTGAATCAGCCGTTGGCCGCGGCATTCCGGGAAGTGGCGCGGCAGCCGAAACGACGGGACGCTTGCGGCAGGCGGACATCGAAAGGCGAGCAATGCTCGGCAATCAATTGCTGTCCAGCCAAGTTTCGAGGTTACCTGCCCCGTTCAACCCCGCGACGCAACTACTGACCCCATCGCAACTGAGCGCACAAGATACCGCCCTCTTGGAGCATTTGATTAGTCGTGGCGCTTATGGCGAAGGTGCTCCGCGAGGAACGCCGGGCCTGACATATCCCGGCTTGCGCGGTGGCGGTGGATCGGCTGCGCCCGCGCCAACTGCCCCGGTCGCTGCGCCAGCCCCGTATTCATTTGCACCGCCTCCATCTCCGGCTGCGGGTGGTCAGAGTATCGGAACTTTGCCTGATGAATGGGACTCGTACACTGAGGAAGAAAAAGCCGCTTGGACAGCAGAGCAGGTCGGAGTCACACCTTACCAAATGCCGGATTACAGCGCGATCTACGGTGCGACCGGAGGTGACCCTTACGCGATGGCAACTGGTGTTCAAAGCAGTCTCAGCGATGAAGCAGTGAATTACGGTATAATGGAGTGACCTGTGCCAGCAGCAATCGACGAGACAACCGATCCTGCCGCGACGCTCGAAAGCTCTATCCCTACAGCGAGCACCGACCCGGCTGCTCAGGTCGAGAACGCCGTTCCGCAGCCTGCCGCCCGGCCATCGCCCGCACCCGTCCCGGCGATGCCCATGCGAATGCCGCGTCCTGGGCAGCAGTACACGCAACGCGGATTGACCTTCACAATGCCAGGTGCGGAAAGGCCCGCGCCAATTGGTGCTGATTCACCGGACTATCAACGGCAAGTTGAAGCCTGGCAGATGCAGGTTATGCGGCACGCGAAGAACGTGCAAGAGGCTGAGAAAGATTTGGCAAGCGCCCGTAAGATGCTTGGCGTTCTGGATGCTGACCGAAGAATACGCGCCGGAGAAAACCCCGACCAAGCGATTTTCAAGAATCTGCACCTGCTAACGACGCCAGGTTCAGCGGCGAGCCGGATGGCACAGCCCGTCCCGAAGCCGTACGGAACGACCATTGCGGCGGGAACGAACCAGATACCGGCCATCGTGACGCCCGGCCCTGGTGGAGCGCAGCACACGCAGATCGTGCCCAGGTCCGCCATGCCGCAACCGGAATTCAAGCCGCAAGTCGTGGAAGTCGCTCCGGGAGTGAAGGCCATCCAGATCAGCCCGCAGCACTTTCAGCTTTTGGAGCGGCCCAATGTGCGCGGGACGCCGACGCAGTTGGAGAAGGTGCAGCACGAAATTTGGAAGTCGGACCTGGCGGCGCTGCAACGGGCCAAAGGCAAGACCGATGATCCCGCGCAACAAACCTCGATCCAGACCAAGATCGACGCGATTGAAGGGAAGATGCTGGCGGGGGCGCGCGGTGGTTCCATAGCGGAGGGATCTTCGCCGCACTGTCATCGACGACGGCGGAACTCATCGTGGAAGCCATGCAAGCGGCCAAGGCCGCCGGTGCGGTGATTTCGTTCGACCTTAATTACCGCGCGAAACTCTGGAACATTTCCGGCGGCCA